AGTGATTTTAGAGTTTATATTTGCCTTCAAAATGGTATTGATCCGGATAATACTTCCGGTAGACCATCTCTTGACGAACCAACTTTTACAGATTTAGAACCAAGATCTGCAGGAACCAGTGGTGATGGATATATTTGGAAATATCTTTATACCATTAAACCAAGTGACGTTGCTAAATTTGAATCTACTGATTATATGCCAGTTCCTTCTGACTGGGCAACATCAACGGATAACTCTGCAGTAAGGGATAATGCAGTTGATGGTTCTATTAAGATTGTAACTGTAACCAATAAAGGAGTAGGTTTAGGAACAGCAAATAGTATTTACACTTCAGTTCCTATTAAAGGAGATGGGTCTGGAGCACAATGTACTATTGTAATTGATGGAAATCAACAAGTAAGTTCTGTTACCGTTTCAAATCAGGGATCTGGATATACTTACGGAAATGTTGATTTGGTTGCTGGCGGAGTTCCAACTGGTACAACTAGACCAACTTTTAATGTTATCATACCTCCTCAAGGTGGACATGGATATGATATTTACAGAGAACTTGGTGCATATAATGTTCTTCTATATTCCAGAATAGAAAATGACAATACAAATCCAGATTTTATAACTGGAAATCAAATTGCTAGAGTTGGTGTTGTGGAAAACCCACAACAATTTGGATCAACAACTCTTTTATCTGCGGATAAAGCAAGTGCAGTTGGTGCATTGAAACTTGTAGGAGTTGGATATAGCACTGCAACTTTCACTGCGGATTCTTATTTCACACAAACAGTTTCAACAGGAACGACTGCTGTCGGTAGAGTTGTAAGTTACAATCAAACCACAGGAGTTTTAAAATATTGGCAAGATAGAAGTCTTGCTGGATTTAATACAGTTGGAACTGCACAGACTCAACCAACATATGGATTTGATTTAACAGAATTTACTGCATCACCCGGAACTGGTGGATCATTGACTATCACTCCAACCGTAGGTGTTGATTTAAATATTGATTCAAACTTTACTGGTATATCTACCGTAATAAATAATCGTACATACTATCTTGGTCAAACTTTTACGAGTGGTATTGCCAATCCTGAGGTCAAGAAACACTCTGGTAGTATAATCTACGTTGATAATAGACCATCTATTACAAGATCGTCAAACCAAAAGGAAGACATAAAAGTTATTTTGCAGTTCTAAAGAATTATGCCTCAACAAACTAACCTCAATGTATCTCCATACTTTGATGATTTTGATCCAGCTAATGATTATCACAAGGTATTATTCAAACCAGGATACCCAGTACAGGCAAGAGAATTAACTTCTCTTCAATCAATACTGCAAAATCAAATTGAAAGATTTGGTCAACACTTCTTTAAAGAAGGTGCTAAGGTAATTCCAGGAAACACTGGATATAATAGAATTTACTATTGTGTTCAATTAGAAAATACTTATCAAGGGGTTCCTGTGTCTGCATATGCGGACCAGTTGGTTGGAACAAAGATAACAGGACAGACATCTGGGGTAACTGCGTTTGTTGATAGTATTTTACTTCCAGAAGATTCCGTAAATGGCAATCTTACTTTATATGTAAACTACTTAACCTCCAGCACTTCAAATAATTCTACACAAACTTTTTCTGATGGAGAGTTTATAACTTGTAACGAAACTCTTTCATCTGGACTACTTGGAAACTCCATCATCTCTGCAGGTTCTCCTGTTGCATCAACTTTAGCTGAAGGAGCATCTGCTACTGGTTCATCTTTTCAGATAGAAAGTGGTGTTTATTTTATTAGAGGAAACTTTGTAAATGTAAATAGAGAAAATTTAATATTAGATCAATATTCGTCCAATCCAAGTTATAGAGTTGGTCTTTTTATTAATGAAGAAATTGTAACAGCAGATTTAGACGAAACTTTAAACGATAACTCTCAGGGATATAATAATTATGCTGCTCCAGGAGCAGATAGACTTAGAATATCAACAAGTTTATTTAAAAAACCTCTTGACGATTTTAATGATGATAATTTTATTTTACTTGCAACGATAATCAATGGTGTTATTCAGACATCTAAAAAATCTGGACAAGGATATACTGGTGTAGGTGCTGTATTTTATAATGATCTTACTGATGTTTTAGCAAGAAGAACATTTGATGAATCAGGACATTATTATGTAAAACCTTTTGATGTTACTGTTGTTAACTCATTGAACGATGGTTTGGGTAATGGAGGTATCTTTAACGCAGGACAGTTTACTCCTGGAGGAGTAACTGTTAATGATGATCTTGTACTGTATAAGATTTCTCCCGGAAAGGCATATGTAAAGGGATATGAAATAGAAACCTTAAATGCTCAGTACCTTGATGTAGATAAGCCAAGAACAACCAAAACTCTTGAAAACCAAAATATCATTTATAATACAGGACCAACATTCAGAGTTAACAGAGTTTATAGAGCACCAACTGTTGGTCTTGGAACATATTTTGTAAGCCTTAGAGACCAAAGAGTTGGTTCTGATCAAGAATCAGTTCCAGGAAAGGAAGTTGGTTTGGCAAGAGTATATGATTTTAGACTTGAGTCTGGATCATATGATGCAGTGAATGGTAATTTAAATGAGTGGAATCTTGCTCTTTACGATGTACAAACAACTACAGATCTTACTCTCAATCAAGCAGCAACTCTGTCTGTTCCTACCTTTGTAAAAGGAAATAATAGTGGTGCTACTGGATTTTTAAGATATGCAGTTACTGCTGGAACTGCGGTTACTGTTTATGAAACAGAAGGATCTTTCATACCAAATGAAAAACTTCTTTTCAATGGAGTTGCTGATGGTAGAATTGCCATAGCAGTTACTGAACATGGAATTTCAGAGGTAAAATCTGTTTATGGGACAAATAATGGAACACTGGGAATTAATACTTTCAGTGCTGATGTAGTTCAATCTACCAAGTTCAATGTAGGTATTGCAACTGTTAGTGCTCTTTCTGGTGGTATTAGTACAATTACGGCTAAGAATCAATTATTCCCAGGAACTTTAGTTAAAGAGAATGATCTTGTCAGATACACTGATACAACAGCAGGTCTTTTAACAAATGACCCCATTTTTGCAAGAGTTGTAAGTGTAGGCACAACTCAAATAACTATTGCATCTGTTGCTGCAGTATCTGGAATTGCTAGTGGATATCTCCCATCATCAACTTTAGATGTAACTGACCTAAGAGTTTTAAAAACTGATCTCGCACCAGGTTCAGATTCTTCACTCTTTACACCATTACCAAAGCCAAATGTTTCTGAAGTTGATATTTCGGATGCAACCCTAACGATTAGAAAAACTTTTAGTGTTGATATCTCCAGCAATCAATTGTCCTCACAGGCAGTTGCTGGAACCAATGAAATTTTCTTACCATTTGATGAAGAAAGATATTTATTAACAAGATCAGATGGATCCACTGAAGTATTAACTGCAGATAAGTTTGATATTGGTGCTGATGGATCTACGTTACAAATTCGCAATTTGGGAACTGATGATACTGGTGCAAACTTAGTAGCTACCCTGAGAAAATCAAAACCAAAAGCAAAAGTTAAAATTAAAAATAGAGTAAACTCTATTGTAGTTGACAAATCAAAACTATCTGGATCTGGAATTGGCACAACAACTCTTAATAACGGATTGACTTACGGCAATTATCCATATGGAACAAGAGTTGAAGATGAGATTATCTCTTTGAATTTCCCAGATGTCATTGAAATTCATGGAATATACGAATCCGCAAATACATCTACAGCAACTGCACCAAGAGTAACTTTACAATCAATTAATAGTGCATCAACAACCACTGCTGAATTTTTAATTGGTGAGCAGATTGTCGGTCAAACTAGCGGTGCTATTGCGATTATTGCAGAAAAAATAGATAACTCCAGAGTTACATATATCAACAAAAATGAAATTGTTTTTGTTGAAGGAGAAACGATTCAGTCACAAGAATCTAATATTTCGGCAGTTGTCTCTACTTTAGAAGCACCAAGTTTTAATATATCACCAAATTATTCATTTAGAACTGGGCAGGAAACTACTTTCTATGATTATGGTCGTATTAAGAGGAAGAAGGATTCTTCTGCTCCACTAAAGCAATTGAAAATATATTTTTCTAGTGCATCATATGATACTACTGATAATGGAGATATTACAACAGTAAATTCGTATAGAAACTTTGATTATGCTAATGAAATAAAAAGAGTTAATGTTTACAGAAACTCGGATATTATTGACATCAGACCAAGAGTTGCTAATTATACAGTAACTACCGATTCCAGATCACCTCTTGAGTTTTTGGGGAGATCATTTGACACAACTGGACAGACAGCAGCTAATCCACTAGCATCTGACGAATCTATTATTACTGATGTTTCATATTATCAGGGAAGAATAGACAGAGTATTTTTATCTAAAGATGGAAGATTCCAAGTTGTATATGGAACTCCTTCTGATAATCCACAGAAACCTGAACCCATTGATGATGCTATTGAGATTTGTACTGTAGGACTTCCTCCATATCTTTATAATACTAAGAATGCAAAACTTTCATTCTTAGAGCATAAAAGATATCGTATGAGAGATATCAAAAATCTTGAAAATAGAATTAAGAGTCTTGAATATTATACTACATTGTCTTTGTTGGAAAAAGAAACTGCAAACTTCTTTATACCAGACAGTGAAGGTTTAAACAGATTTAAATCTGGATTCTTTGTAGACAACTTTAATGATTTTTCTGCTCAAGAAGAACGTGTAAATATCAACAATTCTATTGATAGAAAATATAATGAACTTAGACCAAGACATTATACTAACTCAGTAGACATGATCTTCGGTCCTGTTGTTGATACTAATCCAGCAGATGATCTTAATTTTGCTACCATTGAGGGAAATAATGTCAGAAAACAAAGTGATGTTGTAACTCTTGACTATGCTGAAGTTGAATTCCTTAAACAAACTTTTGCAACTAGAACAGAAAGCGTCACTCCTTTCTTAATTAGTTTCTGGAATGGAACTATTGAATTGACCCCAGCATCTGATAACTGGGTAGATACTGCAAGAATTGATGCAAAAATTATTGAGACTGAAGGTGACTATGCTGCAACATTTGACAGACTTGCAGATAATGGAGACATTGATCCTCAAACTGGATTTGGACCAATTGTTTGGGACTCTTGGGAAACTAACTGGACTGGTGTTGAAATTATAGATGAAACAAGAACGTCTGTTATCGGTAATGAACCAGATACTATTCATGTAGGAGAAACTTGGAGACCTGGAAGATCTGTAAGTACAAGAACTGTTACCGACCAAGTTATTGAAGAACAACTTAGAACCACGATAGAAGTTGGAACTGAATCTAGATCCGGTGTCCAAACTATTGTAACTGAGCAATTTGACATGGAGTCCGTTGGAGACCGAGTTGTAAGTAGAGATCTTATTCCATATATGAGATCTAGAAACATTGAATTTGTTTCAAAGAGAGTTAAACCTCTTACAAGGCTTTATGCATTCTTTGATGGTGTTGATATTTCTAAGTATTGTGTACCAAAACTGTTAGAAATCTCTATGACATCTGGAACTTTCCAGATTGGAGAAACTGTGGAAGGTACGATGATCAGAACAGGTCTTGCTGAAGAACTTTCTGATACATCAGCATCTATTATCTTTAGAGTTGCTCAATCTAATCATAGAGAAGGTCCATATGATGCACCAACAAAAACATATCCACAAAATCCATATACAAGTCAAGATCTATCAGCAACATATTCATCAACTTCAACTATTCTGAACGTTGACACATTCTCACTTTCTTCACAAGTTAATGGAGAATTTTTTGGATATGTTGATTCTGGAATGATACTTAAGGGAAGAACCAGTGGAGCATTAGCAACAATAACAAACGTCCGTCTTGTCTCAGATCTTTCTGCTACTCTGATTGGAAGTTACTTTATTCCTAATCCAAATAATATTAGTCATCCAAGATTTGAAACTGGAACTAAAACTTTCACCTTAGTTAATGATATTGATAATAATCAAGATTCTGCAACAACCATTGCTGAAGAAGCATTTACTGCATCTGGAACACTAGAAACCGTTCAGGAAAATATTATTTCTGTTAGAAATGCGAGAGTTGAACTTAAAAATGAGTTTGAAAGTAGAAATGTAAATAGAGATCTTGGAACTGAAGTTGTAGGTAGTACAGTCATTTCAACTCAATCGAGAACACAAACCGTTATTAGTTACTATGATCCACTTGCACAATCATTCTTAGTTGAGGATGAAACTGGAGTGTTCATGACCAGTTGTGATATATTCTTTAGATCTAAAGATGATATGGATATTCCTGTTGTCTTCCAACTTAGATCTATGAAGAATGGTCTTCCAACTTCAAAGGTTTTACCATTCTCTGAGATTGTTTTAGATCCCAATGATATACAAACATCTTCAGATGGATCAGTGGCAACAAATATTCAATTTAAAGCACCAGTTTATCTTGAAGGTGGAACTGAATATGCAATCTGTTTAGCATCAAACTCAACTAAGTACAGTGTTTATATTTCAAGAGTTGGTGAAAATGATCTCTTAACAGACACATTTATTTCAAACCAACCATATCTTGGATCTCTGTTTAAATCTCAAAATGCTTCAACGTGGGAAGCAAGTCAGTGGGAAGATCTTAAGTTTACTTTGTACAGAGCAGATTTTATTGAAAGAGGATCTGTAGAGTTCTATAGTCCACAACTTACTAAAGGAAATGGACAAATTCCAAAACTCATTCCAGATCCACTGAACTTTACTTCTAGACAAATTAGAGTTGGTCTCGGAACCACAGTTGCTGATGCTTATGAAATTGGAAACACTTTCTCTCAGCAAGGAACAAATGCTACAGGAGATCTTGTAGGAACTGCAGGGTCAGCTGTTGGAAATCTTTCTATTAGTAATGCTGGACTTGGATATACCCCTGCAGATGGTAGTTATACCTTTACAGGTGTAAATCTTGTTACAATCACTGGAAATGGTAGAGGTGCTACTGCTGACATTAGCATTACGGATGGAGTTATTGTTGCAAGTGGTGCAACAATATCAAATGGTGGATCTGGATATCAAGTTGGAGATGTTCTTGGAATCACAACTATTGGTATTGCGTCAATAGGTAGAAATGCAAGATTGACCGTTTCTGGAATTGGAGTTACCAATGAACTTATTTTAAATAATGTACAAGGTGAATTTGTTGTTGGTGCAGCAAACACATTGATGTTTGTTAATAGTTCTGGTATTACTACAGAACTTAACTCTTCTGGTGCTGTTGGTCTCGGAACTGGTGGAGATGTGCAAATCTCATCCATTAACGTTGAGAACGACGGTTTACATTTTAATGTAAATCATAAGAATCATGGAATGTATTTTGCAGATAATCAGGTTACAATCTCCGGAGTATCTGGTGACGTTAGACCAACTACATTGTCTGTTCAATATGATGCTGGATCAACCGGAGGAATAACGGTTGGATCCGCAACATCATTTACTACTTTTGAAAACGTTGGTGTCGGAACTACTAATGTTGGATATCTACTAATTGGCAATGAAATTATTCAATACACTAATGTCTCAGGCAATACAATTGGTGGTGATATTATAAGAGGATCCAATCCTAAGACATATCCTGTGGGTACACCAGTTCACAAGTATGAACTTGGTGGAGTCAGTCTTAATAGAATCAACAGAACACATGATTTAAGTAATGTAACAGAATCGGATCCATTTACATTTGATTCTTACAAGATAAAACTTGATACAAGTTCTACTACAGGAACCGATAGAAGCACTGATACTGGACATCCAAAACTTTATATTGGTCAAACAAAGACAACTGGTGGATACCATGTGACAGCTACTCAAAACATGCCATTTGAAATTATTACACCAAATGTTCAGAATCTTACAGTTTCTGGAACATCAATATCTGGTGAGATAAGAACAGTTTCCAGTAAGAGTTTTAGTGGTAATGAAATTCCATTTGTTGATAAAGGATTTGAGCAAATCACCATAAACCAGAAAAATTATTTTGATTCTCCAAGAATGATTGCATCTAAAGTAAATGAAGATGCTAAGTTGACAAATATTGTTGGAAATAAATCCATGAACATGAGATTGTTCCTCAATACAACTGACACCAGAATCAGTCCTGTTATTGACTCTCAAAGAGTTAGTGCGATTCTCACCTCAAATAGAGTCAATAATATTATCACTGATTATGCAGCAGACTCTAGAGTTAACAGTATAATTGAAGATCCTACAGGATGTCAGTATATTTCCAAAGAAATTGTACTGGAAAATCCAGCATCTTCTATCAAGATTATTCTTTCTGGACATTTAACGGAAGTGAATGATATTAGAGCATTCTATTGCGTGAACAATAATCCAGGTCTTGAACCAATATTTACACCATTCCCTGGATATTCAAATATAAACTCCAGAGGGCAGGTTATTGCACCTGAAAATAGTAATGGAGAATCTGACACTTACGTAGTTAAGTCCAACACTTATGCGTTTAGTAGCAGAGATGCAGGTTACAGAGAATACACGTTTACTGTTGATCAACTTCCATCATTTAGAACGTATAGAATCAAGTTAAACCTGACTTCAACAAGTCAATGCTTTGTCCCAAGAGTCAAAGATCTTAGAGTTATTGCATTAGCATAATATGGATTTTTATGGATTAGAAGGTCATAAGGATCTCGCAAGAGATCCTGAAACCAACGCAGTTGTCAATGTTAACACTTTAGAGTATCAAGAGTACCTTTCGAGACGTAACACCAAAGTTGAAAAGAATCAAAAGGTACAAACAATTGAGCAAGAAGTTGCTAACATGAAAAGTGACATTGATGAGATTAAATCTCTACTAAAGGAGTTGTTACATGGACCCAGATAAAATTGAACTTACAAATTTATCAAAAAGTTTTGCATATACTAAACTTGCTTCTGAGATAGATAGTTGTGATGATAAAGATATATTGAGAAATATCGCAAAAGCATTTTGTAAAT